GGCATTTAGAAGCGTTTTAACAGTGTTAATAATAACGTCACGGTATCCGCTCACCACGTTATCCTCGAATATATCGGCTGACGTTTCAAGCTCCGCACCGCCTCCCAACTTGCCGGGAACAGATACCCCAAAGAGCATCGGGTTCGTAACACGGTGGCCAATCATAATCTTACCCGTTACCTCTTCCGAAAGGAACTGATACTGCTTGTCCGCGTCGGACAATTGGAACGGCTCAAAGTCCGGCTTTCTATCCGGATCGTCGGAGTAAGTAACAATGAACTTTCCCGCGTTGCCTGCTCCGCTTAACTGTCGCTCAATGTCCATCCGGATACGGTTGCGCTCCTCCTGCGGTGGTATGCCGTTCTTGAAGTGAATAGAGAACGAGGGACTCATCCCGTTCTGCATATTGTTTATGTGGTAAATAGAAATCTCTTTGTCGAGTTCGATGTAGTTAATCGAACCAATATAGTCGGGCTTCGGGTAGTAGTATGAACCCGGCGAAAACGGCTTCACGTACATAATCTGTGTGGGGTGATCCAACTTCTCCTTTTCATTGAAAGGGCAAAGCTCGACGGGTTCCTCTCGTTTATCTGTCCAGTCCTTCGAGTAGAAGTAAGACTCCACCTTTTCATCTTCGTTTACGAAGCCGCTACGGACGTTCTCGAAAGGAAGGTGCGACACGTTTGCGATCGTAGTTCGGTCGAGGCTCCAGTTTACTTCGAGGGCGAAGCCGCCTTGTATCTTAAAGTCCAAACAAGCCTTGCGCAGTTCGTCGTTCAAATTCCATTGGTCGAAAGCGAGGCGACCCTCCAAATCGGAAGCGTCGAAGCCTTCACCAAATATCATCATCGCAATAGACGTAACCAAAGCGTTGTGAGTGGCGGAGGAATGGTAGAGGTCTACCAGGTATTGTGGGAAGAGATTGTCGTCGCCGTAATTAACGAACCCCTCTCGGTTGGGCGTTTCGCGATACGAACGCTCCTCGTATTTGCTGAGTTGTAGAATTTCCATTACTCGTAATAAATAACGTTGTCGGGAATGGTTATGCTTGGTATCGTGTATCCCGTTTCCCCGGTTACCGTAAGCGTCCCGCGCTCAATTAAACCAACAACGCTTGCATCGGTAGGACTAAGGTTGCTGCTTGAGTTTTGCCCGTATACTTCATACGTATACTGTCCCGATTCTGTAAGATAAACCCTCCCCGACGATCCGAGAGGCTGATTGGTCAGTACCGATAGCTTCGTATATCGAGCGTTATCCGCATCGACATTCCCAACCATCGCAAAAGTATCCTTGCTCGCCATACTTGTAAAGATAACGAGGTAATTGGTAAAGGTGCTAAAGTCCTTCTTTGCCTCTTGAAGCGTGAGGTAGATGAACTGTTCTTCGGAACTATTGGGATCGAGTGTAATCATATCAAAAAAGAAAAGGGAGGACTAATGCCCCCCCCGTCCTGTAACCTTTGAACCAAACAAAAATGAAATCAGGATCCAGCCGTGAAGGTGATGTTCGAGTCGTCAGAGGCGACGAATGGAGCAGGAATAACCTCCTCTGCTGTCAATTGGATTTGGTACCCGTTGAGGTCGCCCTTCGCGGTTCCCGTACCTACGGTTCCCCCGGTGGCTTCCGCTCCGGTTGTGTGACCCATCAAGAAGTAATTGTCGTTATTGTCTTGAACGATAACGAAAAGTCGGTTCTTCAATAGGTCGGCAATTTCTACGTTATCCGCAGCAACGAGATTCGGCATACTCAGTTCAAGAACTTGAGAGTAGAAAACCGTTCCGTTCTCTACAGATGCAGTAACCGTCTGTTGGAATGAACCGCTGTTCTTAGTGAGTTCGAAACCGAAGACCGTAATTGCAGAAGCGGCGGCAATAACGCCCGCAGTAATAGAACCCCAATCGGACGCGTCGAATTGCTTGATCCAAACGCGCTTGATTCCTCCGATTTTATCTTTGCAGGGAAACGCCCTGCCGTTAATTGTCAATGTACAAGCCATAGTTTAGAGGAATTGTGGGGAGGGATTTAAAGCCCCTCCCCGATTCAATTACGATGAGCGGCGAGATACCGCAATAGAGCCAGCGTCTACGATTTGCGTACCGCCGCTAAACTTCATAATTACGCGCGTTACGTCGTCACCAGTTACACCAGCCAAATCCAAAACAGACGCTTGGATGTGATCGGTTAGCAAGTCAGTACCGAAGTACAACTGGTTAGGGTTGCACATAATAATAGTGTCGTTCGCCATACCTGCAGGAGCTACAACCGGGAAGCCCAAGAAAGTAGTTGGTCGAGCTGCTCCTACAAATTCAGGTGAGTAACCTACACCAGCGAAACCAGTCGTATCTGAGCCGTTAGCTTGGAAGATTCCGATACCCGCCATAGCGCGTTGCAACAAGAACAACGACTTGCGGCTCATATAGAGAACCGTGCCAGGGTCAGCCTGTACGACTGAAGGCGCGTTGGCTACAATATCATCGAGCTTCGTCAAGATGCCCGTAGTGCCGTCAGCGTCAGCGGTGAAAGCACCTGCGGCTGTCTTTTCGTATCCGGGCGTTGCATCTACGATGTGGTGGCAGATACCGTCAAAAGAAGTTCCGAGTAACTCAACGCCTGATCCGGCTGCTACGGCTCCATCAGTGGGATCGTAGTTACCGCCCCACAAGTTAATCTCTACGTTCTCTGCAACCTTTGCGGCTACGTATTGAGCAGCAAAAGAAGTAAAGTCTGCAGGAGCGTTCGAAGATTGTCCGCGCATTTGTGCCGATTCCCAAGTGGCGCGAAGGTCTTTATTGCAAACCTGTTCGTTTACTTGGAGTGCCGATGCTTCGAGAATCGCTTCACCTAATGCGAGCTGCCCCGCAGATGGCGTAGTAAATTCACAAGTAGCGGATTCGATTGCCGCGCCGGAGAACTTGCGGAGAACCGCTTTAGCGTGTACGTTCTCCAAAACAGAGACGTAATTATTTGCGATACTGTCCGCAGACAAAATCGCAGCAGCCACGTAGGGACGCGCCGCTTCGCCAGCATACGTGCCAGCATTTACTGTAGCGTTAGCCATTATTTAGAAAATTGGTTGTGGATCGCGGCGACGCGCTCCTGGATTGATAAACTTTTCAAATCGACGGGGGCTTCTACCTCCATCTTCGGAGCGCGTGAGAGGCTCTTTGTAGCCTGCTTACTCAACTCCGTAATCTTTGCATCGCGCTCTTCGATTTGTGAAGAGAACTCCGCCTTCGTTGCTTCGATAGCTTCTGCAATCATACCTGCAACGTCTTCTCGTGTTAACACCTCTGCGGATGCTTCTACCTCTTCCACCTCTTCGGCCTTTGGCTCTTCGGACATCTTCTCTTCGTCCTTGTCCTTATCGCCGTAAGCCAGATCCTCTTCTTTCTCCTCTTCTTCGGCTTCGGTCTTTGCTTCCATCTCGGAAACCTTGCCGTCTTCTACCTTCAAAGACGTACCGTCTTCCAAAGAGTACTCGCCGTTCGGGAGTGGAATCTTTTCGTTTTCGTCGTTCATAACGAAAACCTCAACGCCGACAGCGAAAGAGTCCGCGTCGGTCATAATTTCTTGGCCGCTTTCGAGCTTTGCGGTTGCCATTTGGACTTCTTCTTTTTCCTCCACTTCTAATTCTACGGAGTACTTTTCGAACAAGTCGGAGATGCGTTCTTTTAATGTCATCTTCGAAGAGTTTTTTATATAACGGTTTATTGGAATTATTCCTTATTTCTCTTTGGGTGTTCCTTTGGTAAGAGGTCGTTGTCCCCGGTGTACTTCTTGTTCTGTGGCCGCCCGTTCTTTACCAGGTAGAGGAAAGCGTTCACGCGGGCAAAGGCCCAAGCCGACGCGCTCTTAATCTTTGGAGAGTGGCTTACGTTGAACGCTCCCAAGCCGCGTTGAAATACTGACTTCAACATCCCCACGTTCACGCCGTATCCGAGCTTCTCTTTATAGCGTTCGTTGAAATCGTCGCTCTTCTTCTTCAAGGTGGCTTCGTCTTTCTTGCTCACCTTTGCGGATCGTGTATCGGATGCGTCACCTTTTGCCGTCCCTTTGCCTTTCGGGTTTCGGTTCGGCGTATCGCTCTTAGGGGCTTTACGGCTTCGGCGCACTCCGCCTCGTGGGCCAATCTCTGCGAGTTGGTGAGTTGCTCCGGGCATATACCACGTCTTCCCGTCCAGCTCGTGGGTGTGAATGCCTTCGAGGCCCATATCCTGTGCCGCCTTACGTGCGGCTTCTTCTGTCGAGTAGGCCAATCGGTCATTAATAATGGCGTGTTCTTCGCTTATTACCTGGCTAACCATATACTCCAAAAGCAACTCTTCGAGGTGTTCCAGTCCGAGTTCTACTTCGATAGCGGATAGAAGCTCGAGTTCTGATAGTTTCGACTTCGACCAACGTAACCCGGCCTTGCCTCCCCACAACAGGTAAGAGATAGTTCCGCAGGCGCTCGTGTCGCTTGGATCGTAGTATTCTTCCGCCCGTGAGAGGTACGAGTACATCCGCTTAATCGTCTCTTCGGAGATGGGTTCTCCACCTGCGAGTTGTTGAGCGCGTACCTTGCCCGTCTGCGTAGCGCATTTATTGCCCTGCTTCTCGTTCAATTCAATGCCGCGCTTTGCGTTGTTCTTTACCGCGTCGGGGTAATCGCTGTACGACTCCATATCTACGCGCTTTCCCTTTTTATATCGCTTGTCCTCCTTTACGGTGGCCTTCGCC